CAGCAGCCTTGATCTTTGGATCAACTGGCTGATTTAGCTCAGCCATTGTCGGCTTAAACATCTCGCCAGCAGTCGGTACTGCGCCTGACGGACCTTTGAATTTAGACGGATCAAATCCACCGCCAATGATCGACATTGCGGTAGCCTCTGCGCCTTGCGTGTTGGTCGTGTTTGTGCCGAGGAAGAATCCAGCCTTGATGACGAGCCACTTCTTCGACAGCCAGTCGAGCTTGTCGCCGATGGCCGCGATGTCAGCGACTTGCTTGTCGCTTAGCTTGGATGCTGCATCAGATAACTCCTTGATGCTATCGGCTCCACCCTTGAGCCCAGGAATCATCTTGATGCCAGACTTGCCGAGCAGATCCAGCGCAGCGGCGTAAGCCTGCACAGGATTGCTTGAGTTGCGGACGCCGTTCGCAATCTCCATCAGCACTGCGTTTGTATCTCCGCTGGCGATCGTTGAAAAGCTGACGCCGAGCTTGTCGAATGCGTCTCGAGCAGGCCCGACATTCTGCTGGGCATCTGCGATCGCCTGACTCAGTTTGCCGAGCGATTTCTTGACATCCTCTGCGCCTGCACCACCCAGAAGGAAAGCTGACTCAAGCCCTTGAAGTTGCTCAGCCGTAACGCCGAGAGCCTCGCTGGTGTCCTGCAGGTTTCCAGCAAAATCAAGCACATCCTTTCCCGCCTGCACGATGCCTGATGCCAGCATACCAATACCAGCCAGCACAGCCCCGCCAGCAAATGCACCAGCCAGCTTATCTGTGATGTTGCTAGTAATGTCCTTGCCGAAGCTCTCGATATTTTTCTGCGCCTTGGCCAGCCCAGTAGCCAGCATGCTCGTGTTTGCTGTGATCTCTACTTTTACCTCGCTCATAGTTGTGGTCTCAGGTTGTCGAGATCAAGTGGCAACGGACATCCGCGGTCGTCCACAGGCCATGTGCCAGCCTTGATTCGCTCGTCTCTCTCCATGACTGCAGCGATGCGATCTCGGCACAGATCGCTGGCCTCGTACTCTAGCTGCGCCTGCTCATCCATGATGTCGTCATCAGTTTGGATGACCGAGCCATGCGGTGAGAGTTGCTCGCTGATGCTGTGGTAGTACCAGAGAGCCTGACCGACTGGCATGGTCCACGCCTGGGAGAGTGTGATGCTCGTCTGCATGATCAGCGCGGTGACGATGATCTGTTGCCACGGAGCGCGTAAGCCTCTGTTGCTGTAGCCGCTAGAGTTGCGCGTGTACAGCCGTGGCCCGTTGTTGCAGTTGTCGTAGTAGTCGAGAAACTTTAAGTGCTCGGTCTGCACATTGTGCCGGAGCCGAGCCCATCGATGCTTGGCGAAATCAATCAGGATCTGATGCGACGCACAGATCTGTGCGCCAATGATCAGGTCAGATGCTGTCGGCATCGATGCCAGCGTGACGAGCGGACTGCCGAGAGTCTCGAGCTGGAGAGAGTGGAGCAGGCAGTAAGGCTTGAGCCTCAGCCCATAACAGCGATGCTCTCCAATGTAGTGCGATGTGGCGAAGTGAGTATCCACATTGCCAGACTAGGTAAGAGCCAGACCTTCGTACTTTGCCGCCGTGATGGTGTACTGAACGAAGTCCTTGTTGCTGAACGAGCTTGCCACAGTCTTGACCATGTATTCGCCTGCAGTCACCGGCACCGTGGTGCCAGCGAGCGTGAATTTGTCGCCGACGACCAACTCGGTAAAGGCTGCGATCACTCGCAACTCGAGGCTGATCTCATCGACCTGCGCGTCAGATCGGATGGCGACGACGAGCCCGGTACCGTCCTCGACCATCGTGACATTGCTGTCTGATTTTGAGAGACTTAGCGAGATGATTTGAGAGCTTGTTGGCGAGGTAGATCCAACACCATACAGGAAAACGAGACCTTGATTTTTAGCAGCCATATTGTCTGAGCGATGCTGTCAACTAAGCCGCGTCTGATGACTGACAGACGACATCGAAACTCAGCGCATCGACGAAGGTCCGATCAATAAACTCGTGTCGCTCGTCGGTCAGCGTGATGTCGTAAAAATGAAAGCCTGTGACCGATCGCTTGACCGCTCCTTTGTTGGTCTGGCCTTGGATCGCTGAGACTGCACCGGCTCCATCAAGTGCGTCGCTGACTTGCGTCAGTGCGTTGTCGTGCGATGTCCGTACTCGCCTCCGCTGAGCATTGTTCGGCAGGTCGTTGCTCGCGTTGTCGTCGATCTGCGTTGCCACCGTGATCTCCAGCTTGAGCATCTTCGGCCCAGTCGGAAAGACCTCGGTCGAGCCCATGCATTCGACGATGATCATCGGCAGTTGCTTGTCGTCGGCCTGACTGCCTTCGACGATCGTGTAGGATTTGAGCGGCGATCGATTGCTGACCAGGCTCCGAATGTAGGTGACGAGTCCGATCTCTAGTTTTCGTTTTAAGTCGTTAGCCATAGGTGGATTAGGTTTTGATGTTTGCCTTTGCGTTTGCCTTTGCGATGCGTTTCTCTTTTGCCTCCTCAAGTGACTTGCGGAGCCTGTCTGCGGCGATGCGTAGAGCCTGCGCCTCCTCGCCTGCTGGCAGTGCCTGCGATGCGTATTTGACCTTACTTTCGATGATCACTGACTGCATGTTGCCATTGCCAGTCTTGTCGGTTGCAGAGCCGGTGTTCTTCCATCGTTTGGCCCAGCTCGGAATGTCTTTCGCACCGCCCATCTCGCGAGCAGCCGATGCCCAGCCAGACTTTGCCAGACCGACCATCTGCTGTTTTTTAGCGATGTAGATCTCGAGAGATTTGTCGCCAGCCAGCACCTGCTTCGGCAGTCGATTGCGAGCCACTCGGCCTCGGCCATCTCTCGACTGCTTGTGCAGGTCAGCGTTGATTTTGCGCTCGATCGTCAGCGTCTTAAATTTTGTCGTACTCTTCTGCATCAGTGCCTCTGCGCCCTTTTTGCCCTTGATCTTTCCGAGCTGATACTGGCTGAAGAATCCGTCCGCAAGTGGCTGGTCTCCAGACGCTTTGATCTCAGCGTAGACCGCACCGCCAGTCTTAAACAGCCGCCTGATGTCTCGATCAACTGCGCCTTTTCCCTGCGCCAGCGACTCTGCATAATTTGCGCGTAATCCTTCTTTGTCTCCTCCTTTTGTGTACGGCTGAGTCGATCGCGCAAAGCTGACAGCCTCTAGTCTGCCGAGCCGCTTGAGCACGACAGCGATGTCCAGCTTAAGATCGAGAGCCAGACGCTGAATCGTCTGCGTTGCGTCCTCGGTGACTGTCGCGCCGATGCTCATTTCTGGATGTCCTGCAGCGTCAGCGAGATAGCAAGTTGATCCTGCATGATCGCGCCGATGCGGAGCGTCTCGCCCTTGACTCCTGGCGTCGCGTAGATCACGACTTTCTCGCCGACTCGCAGAGCAGGGATGAAGGCCATCAGTGGCATGAGCAGAGTCGCGACAGCATCTGTGCAGATCGCTCCGACCTCGAGCCGCTCGGTCTCGCTCAGCTCGTTGCGAGTGCCGTAGCAGACGATGTTGCGGATGGTGAATTTTACCGCGCCGACGGTGTCGATGTGCTCGAGCAAGGATGCCTGTGAGAGACGCTGGAATTCGGTGATCATTATTGTAAGTGGTTTGACTGCAAAGAAAAACGGCCCACCCATTTGCATGGATGGGCCGCTCTATTAACCCAGTATGTGCTATGACAATTAACCGATGATGACTGCGCAGTGCTCAGGTTTGAAGACGCTCACGCCCCAGCAGACGGAGAGGTGATAGGTCGCCATCCGGAACCCGGGATACATGGCGAGCTCCATGCTGAGACCCGTCCGAGGATCGGTCAGCGTGAAGCGGTCAAGAGCGAGATCGCCGCCGTCTGGCAACTCGGGAAGACGAGTGGCAAGGACGATCGCGTTACGGCTCATCGCGATGTTGCGTGCGCTGGTACCAAAAACCGTGATCGCTACATTGTCGGCCTGAGCTTGACGCAGTCCAGGCGCGTTGATCGTGATCGTGCCAGAGGCTGAGGTGGAGCCACTTGCGACGACATACTTGTTGGTGTCGCCAGCGAAGGTGATGATGTCGCCAGCCACTACTCCAGTCGTGTTGACGGTCCCGGTATCGAACACGATCGCAGTATCACCGACTGCCAGCGCACCGTTGACGAGCGCATTAGTCATCGCGCCCTTGGTCGTGGTCTGCACATTGCCAGACTCGCGAAGGTCGAAGCCGTAAAGCGAGCCGAGGAGACCTTGACGGAGCAAGGTTTGATCTCCGGACTCGTTGACCTTAAACAAGTTGGAAGTGGACCGAAGACTTACGCCAGCAGTCGTGTCGAACACTACAGTGCGGTCAGATTGAGGAGCACCGTTGTCGTCGAGGATCTTCTTTGCAGACGCGAAATCGCCGAGCACTGGAGCCGTTCCAGCGGTCGCGCCGAATGCACGAGACGCGCCGTTCTTAGCGGCGACTGCGATGCTGGCCTCGATCTCGTTGACGGCAGCGCGGATGGCCTGAGCAATCTGCGCTTGCTGGATCGTGAGGTAACCGGGACCCATGTCAGCAGCGTACTGCTGTTGGTTGGTCCAAGAGAATGGGAAGAAGCGGTTGTTGCTGATGGTCAGCGACTTGTTTCCGATCGTCTGCGCAGCGTCAGAGGGGATCGACATCGCTGGCG